ACAACGCAAGAAGCTCACGGCCGAGATACACGCCCTCCGCACCCAGCTCCACCAGATACGGAAGATTAAGCAGAAGCAAGACAATGGATAAGCTCACCACGGACTTCCTCTCGTTCTTCCTCCCGTATATGGGTGTCATAATCCTCTCTTCGCTTTTCGTATCCTTTGCTCTATCAGAGCACCATATCCTCGCTGCACGCTACTACTACGCAAGGAAGTGGGCGCGACTGGTTGGCGAGGCAATAAGAGAAAAGAATGAGGCGAAGATGGAGGTAGAACGGCTGACCAAGAAGGTAGCCGACCTCGAAGGGGAGCTGTCCGCCCTCCGTGCAAATTCATCTAAACAGAAATAAAGCTATGACCAAAGAACAAAAAGAGAGACTGACAGCGTGGTGCCTAAACCTTCTTGTCACCTATCGTATCGACTTCTTCCGAGGATTAGTGCTATCGGACACGGTGAACTTCTTTATCACGGGAGACCATGACCGAATAGAGACAGCGATAGAGAGCTGTCGTGCAACCTCAGACCTCAACTTTGAGCCCGATCAGAAGGGCTACACCGAGCTACTTAGAGAGCTACGGGAGATAGCGAAGGAATTGCCTCTAAGTGAGACCGCGCAGAGCGCCATTACCTACGTCTTCGGAGGCGAATGGGAGGAGGCGATGGAAGCCCTCGACAAGCTCAAGAGCGAACGCAACTAAGTAACTAACAACGAGTGCGCCCTGCTGGCGGGAAACCGCACGCGACACCTTCACGCGCCTCGAACGGCGGGGCGCACTCTACAAACATAACGAACTATGACGCAGAAGATAGCACCCACGCTAATGTGGGATGAGCACGGCAAAGGACTCCTAATAGGAACGGCTTACCTCGACGATGGCAGGGTGGTTCAATACACCTGCCGTAATAAGGGTGATGACGATAATCCGAAGTGGCGGCACTTTCGATCAATAAGCATCTCAAGGCTTGGTTGCGAGTTTGGTGTCGAGCTTGAAATGGACGTAAGGTTCAGCCTAAAGGGTGGCGAGTATGCGCAAACGAGAATGCGCTCCATCCACCTATGCATGAAAGACCTAAGAGAATTAGTAAAGACACTATGACACGCGAAGAAGTAAAGCAACAGCTAAAAGAGCACCCGCTGGAGTGGCTTTCAACAAGATATTGGTGGGAAGTCACAGACCACTGTGCTTCGCTTGTGGGAATTTCGTGTGATGCAGGCGCTTTTTATGTCATTCGAGAGGAGTTTGAAGATGATGGAAAGCGTATGAGTCTCAAGCTGTATCTAAGCACAATGGATGCTACGAAGCAGGAAAAAACGCCATACAAGGTCTTGATCTGTGAAAAGGATATCCCCCTGGAAGACATGAAGCAGCTCGCAGAGGAGGAAAGGGTGAAATATGCTTGCCGAATGCTCGGCATTAAGGACTAACGACTATGACGATATATGGCTAACAGCAACGATATGAAGAGGAAATACCCACTAAAGAGAGGCCCTATAGGTTAACTAAAACGCAAATACTTAACAGATGAACGTACTTGATACACAGGTAGGCGGAAGCCACTACAAGAATATGCGCTTCCAGCCAATCGAACTGATCAGCCTATTAGGCTTGGACTTCTTTCAGGGGAACGTAGTCAAATACGTATCTCGCCATCACGAGAAGGGAGGCCGTGAGGACTTAGATAAGGCACGGCACTACTGCCAGCTGGCTATGAGCTACGGCTACGGCCGAGGTCGCCAGCCTACTAAGACGCAGACGGCTCGCATCGCAGTATTCGTCTCGATGAACAGCCTGCCTGCCTACACGGCTAAGCGTTTTTCTCGCCTCATCTCCGAAGGCCTTATGTGTCGCAACTGGGATCTGGCTATGGAGATCATCGATGAAATCACCCAGGACTACGATCTGCAGGCCTGCAGTACAGACAACTAACGTAAATACACTAACAATATGGAACTATTCCTCGCACGAGTTGCATACAGCAACTTAGATGACAAGAAGGTCACCGAGAGCTACCTTGTGGATGCTCTCACATACACCGAGGCGGAGGCTAAGGTGTTAAACTTCTTCTCCGACACGACCTCCGATGCTGTGGAGATCAAGACGCTAAAGCCCCTCGGTGTTACTGACGCTGTGGGGCTTGATGTAGATGGAGAGAGCTACCGCTACTACGTTATAGGGCTTACCGATGGGAAGGGCAAGACGACCGCTCGCAGGGTGCTTATCAAAGAGCTCTCCGCAATGGATGCATGCAATACGATTTCAGACAGCTGGGAGAACGTGGTCACCTCGGTGCGTCTGCTGGATGTGGTAACCGTAATCAGATAGACTATGAGCGCTGTACTAATCATCGCCGTCGCAGGCCTCGTCCTCGGCTTATTTTTTTTTGCCGTGGCTCGTTCTTCCGCAAGTTTATCGACAAGTCCTCTTCGTTGGCAGGCGGCCTGCGTGGAGCGTGGACTACATTGCGGGAAAAAGCCAGCCACTTATCACCACGGTCTTTAATCAGAAAGGATATGAGTAACACGACATTCAAACACTACGTAGCTCCGTTCAAGGATGTATCGGGGGATATGTGGGCGCTTCTAATCGCCTATCCCGATACGGAGGAAACAAAGAGCTACCCAAAGGTAAAGGAGGTGCGTCTTGGCGTGCCTGCGGTGACGCTGACGACGGAGAGCGAGGACGCTCTTGCCCCAGTAGTCAAGGGTAGGCTGGCATTCTCTCTCTTGGAGGAGAGGGCGGACCAGCGGTATCGCCACCTGATGCAGGCCCCCGATGGATCTGTATCCGTAGTTCTGTTCTACCTCGAGGGCAAGTCGAGTATAACAGATGAAGAGCTGATGAAGATCCCGAGCTTGTACGACCCTATGTCTAACGAATGGACTAAAGGATACTGGCGTGGAGTTCTTGACCCAGAGAGCTACAAAGAGCCAGCCAACCAAGATACGGGATACCTCGTCAGCTTTGAGGCTAATGACTTCGGGCGATTGTCAAGAGTAAACTTAATGGAGGTCGGTCTTGATATGGACTTCCTAACCAAGCCACGTATGTCTGTCTTGGACTTCGTTGCAAGCCTTGTCTCTCTCGGTCTTGGTGAGTGGGATAGATCGGTACACAAGTCGTCACGCACATATGGCCTGCTGTATGTGGCGAGGTATAACGTCCAGTTTATCGCAAGCCACTTCTCTAAAAAGGACGGTGATGATCTATTCGTAGACGTTGCTCCGTTTGTGGGTAGTCGAGATAAGCCGATTACAGCCCTTGAAGCTCTCGAGCGCATCCTTGGCTCTTTAAGTATGCGAGTTGAGCAGGGTGATGGCATTCTTGCTATCACCGATGTCTCTACGGTGGCTGGGAACGAGATGCTTGCAGACTATCACATTAACGGATGGGATGAGTTCCTTGACTACTCTCCTCACGAGATGGTGGTTAAGGGGAATGATGCGGAGTTCTCGGCTCTCCCAGCGGTTGGCAATATCACTATCGTCACCAAGACGCATCTTAACTCTGTGGCAAGAGCCTTTGATGTCCCTGCATTAATCACCTCTTCCGATTGGCGCTTAGTGCCTCGTGCAGATGTAGTCTCGATGAATCTCCCTGCGTGGAGGTATAGGACAGACCACAACACGGCAGGCAAATGGTCGCAGGCCATTGTCCAGACGGAGGAGATTACCACTGGTGAGGATAGAAATCTGTTTGCCCTTGTGTGGAATACGAAGTCTATCCACGGCCTCGCCCCAGGCCTCGCAAATCAGGCCTACCTCGATAAAACCCTCTTCTTGGTTGGCGACACGATCAATAGCATAAGACCTGCGTCCCCACATTACAACCTGTCACTTCGTGCGGTAGATGAGAGTGGGCAGGTCTCCCAGTTCCAGACCGTCGCTGGCTTGTTAGACCCAAGTCGGTTTATCTACCAGCTTTCGCACTCGTTCGCAGGCGAGGCTCTGATGGAGGAGTCGGAGCTGTCGGACTATATCGCTATGCTCAAGTGGTATAGAGACCAGCTGAACTCATCAACGGATGTCCCCGCCAATCCGCTAAGGATGGTGGCTCCGTGGCGTATGGTAGTTCCAGATGTGCCGAATGATGGGCGGTATGGGCTTCGCCTTGATGTTCCTCTGCTCCTTTCTATGTCGCAGGATATATATCAAGAGCTGTCGGAGAAGTCGCAGGAGCGTGTCGTGTTTAGTGTGCCTGCAGTCGGAAGGGGGTACACTTATTCAGAGGCAAAGGCTGAGCGAGAGCGAGCAAAGAACCGCATACAAGAGTTCAAGAAGTTCATAGACCAGTTTGAGGAAGTTCGCTTGTACTTCCGTCTTACTGCCCGCGGTGACAAGGGGGTGAAGTACCTCTACGACTTAGATGTACAGCGCAATGATTCTGGCTATGTAAATCGCATTCGCCAGCTTGGGTGGAGTAACTCTGCTCCTCACCCCAACTACACTCCGCATCTTACCTATGGGGGTGGAGACAACAAATTGTCGTGGGGTACTTCGTGGAATCATCCGAGATTTAGCGAAGAGGATATTATCGGGGAGGGGCTGTATATCCCGCTTCCTCCAGCTGGGTATAATACCCTCGAGCTTGAAGTGTTCTCTAATGTGAGCTTCTATAAGCGAAACGGAGAGACGCTTGAGAAATTCCGAGAGTGGAAGCTGTGGAGTGTCCCCAGTGCCATTGTGTGCCAAGCGCCCTCTCTGTGGCTTTCTGATGCCATTGGCAGACGAGGCGAGGAGCTGTCTAAGGACAGACGCGAGCGCTTTGTGTTTACCTCTTCTACTGGAGAGGGAGCAGAGGCGGAGCTTCATCTGTCCGCAGGCGATGGTATCGTATCTGTTTCTCCGTCTATCATCCACACAAAGGACGGTAAGCCCTTGAGTGAGCGAGGAGCGATAGACAAGACGAGCGGATATACACAGAACACCCTCGCTGGCTTCCGTGCAGAGTGCTTCGGTGCGATATACGGCTCACTCCCAGAGCGTGGCTACGAACTGACGGGAACGTTTGCATACCACCACCGAACAACGCTAAGGCGCTATGCTGGTATGGAGTGGCTCGCAGTTGCCCGAGAGATAGACATTCAGATGGGTACAGAGCGCGGTACATATCACCAAGTGCGTAAGCCCGCAGTGATTAGCAGCGACTCTCTCTCTCCCGAGGTCCTTGATGGAGATAGATTCAGCGGTGAGAGATACGACACCTCCTCTCCTCGCTACTGGGATAATCCTAATCGACCTACGCCTCCGCCTCGTAGGCGGTAGGTAACCAATAAGACCGCCCTCCCTTGCGTTTAAGGGGGGTGCGGTTTTATTTTATTGGAATTTCCTCGGAATTCTAAATGAACTTTTCTGTGGCACCCCGCAGGCATGCGCCCCGTGCCACGACACACTAATATACTATATGAGATATGTCTACTGATATGGCAATCCAAGAAGAACACCAAGTGTACCCGCGCATCACGACGTGGATAGGACCAGATGCTGCTGTAGAGGTAAGCAGACTGCGCAAGCATTTCGGCTTCAAGAGCAATCACCAGCTGTTTAAGGCTTCTATCTTTATGGCTATCCGCCTGCTCCAAGATGCAGAGCAGAGGGAGAAAGACCCTGACGACACAACCATTCAAGACGCATTCAAGACTCTGACGGACTGGGAAGCCCCAGAGTTCGGGCGCAGACGACGCAGGAAGAAGGACGGCCACAAGGAGACGGCTGTCCTGCTCGCTCTTTTCAATGGCCAAGTATCAAGTATGTCCAAAATGGAAATAGTTGGCGAGCAGGCCCCGCCCTCGCACTCTGATTCTCCGAAGTGGTACGAGCGCTTCATCCGTATGCACTATCAAGCGCTCTACGATAAGTATGCAGACCGAGCCGAGAGACTCACTGGAGACTCACTTGCACCTCGTGACCTGCTTCACGAATCGCTATTGCGTTTGCAGTGTCCTCCGTCACAAATCACGAGCTACGAATCATACGAGCGTTGGGCGCTTGACAGGTTCAACGAATCACGAGCCACTCATCATAAGCGTGCGGACTTGACTCATCACGAGCCTCATCACGCGAACTCTCATCACGAGGGCGGTGGCGATGCTCATCATCACGATGATGCCTGCGCCTGCCACTTCTCCGACCGCTCCAGCTGCACCCGTCACCCCCTCCAAGATGAAGAGGCATAGGACGAAGGAGTACACCCGCTTGATAAATTCAAGTAGGTGGCGTCGTCTGCGAATAGCCTACCTATCAGCGCACCCTATTTGCGAGGACTGCGAGCAAGCTGGTAGGACAACGCCAGCCACCGACGTGCACCATATACGACCCGTGGAAAGCGCTGCAGGCCGCTCGGAGGATATGCAGGAGTTAGCTTTTAATCCCTGCAACCTACGAGCGCTTTGTAAGGCGTGCCACATAGAGGCACATAGGGTACTACACTCTAATAGTTTGAGCTCGTCTAAGGAGCGCGCACGGGCTGAATTGACCGCCTTTGCGGCTGCATACCTATCAGATTGACCGCCTTTGCGTCGGTGCATAGGGTGTATCATCCCCTGGCGGGCTTGTCGCTCGTTGCTGTGTAGTCAGTGTGTCAATGAGCGCGCGGGGGTTATCCCCCCGTCGTGGCCACCCCATCCGCTGGGAGGAGATAGCCTACCACGTAGTTACGTGGCAGATATTGAGCGCGCGCAAATATGTACGCGCTCGCATAATCTGTTAGTGCATGAGCTACCACACACTACTACAACGCCACCCACCTGCATAGGTAGGCGGCTGTCCGCTCTTTTGAGCGGACAAAAAAAACGCCCCGCCGTCTATGTTAGGCACGGGGATCCGTTATGATGGTGATAGCGGGTGCCCCGCCAGTAGTGTCAGTACTGGCGGGGCACCCGTTTTTTGTTAATGCCCGTAGTTTGTAGTTGACAGTAAGAGTTGTCTATCTGTTATTAGCAGCGTCTGCACGAGATCTCCTTTTCTTAGACACTCTTGTACTTCTGCCTGCTTCAGCTTTGCAACCTCGAGGCTGCCACACGTTCGCATAAGAGATTTGGAGAAAGCTGAAGGGGTGAAGCCCTTTGCCTTGAGCCGCTTCCTCGATGCTGTTGAGAGCCTATCGATCATTACGATTACGTACCATATTTTGTACGGGCTTATGCTTTTTGCTTCCATTTTCTTTTATCCTTTTTTTTGGGTGTATATGTAGTATGTTACATAACTGTACCGGGTGCTGTCGTAGTTGCAGGATAAGAGCTTTACACCTTCACCAAATCGTCCCTTATACGGCTCTATTATAGGGGCTCCGACCCTGGATACATAGCCCCAAAATAGTGACGTGTGTAGCTTCTTTATTAAGCCCTCGTCTTCTGCTCTATAAAGATCTTGCACGCTGGTTATCTCTATGCGCGTATCTTCTTTTCTCTTCGTTTCCATTGTCTTTTATCCTTTTTCGTTCGTTTTTACAGATTTCCAAAGTACCACGTACCTCCGATGTTGTAGATATCTCCAGTGCGCTCCTGCTCTATAGAGATCATCTTGAGATCTTCACCCTCCCAGACGCCGCATTCCTCTGAAAGGTACGTTATAACGTCAAGGGCTGTGGCAAAGTCTCCTATTTCTGCGTCGAGGTATTCGGTGCAAAGTCGCTGTGCGGTGTATCTGTCTATGGTGTTGTCGTCTATGTTGTAGTCAGCATAGGCTATCAGGCCACCGACGTAGCCACGATAGTCGGTTATCAGCTTTTCAGCTGCTTCGTATAGCTCTTGTCTTTTTTGCGTCGTCTCTTCGTAGGCTTTATATACGCTTGTGGCGTTGTTCTTGATCGTTTCCATCGTCTGGCGTCTTTTTTCGGTTAGTGGTTCGTCTTTACTTGAGTGCGTGCAACTCTACAGCAAAGTAGTACATTTCTCTTGTTATTTCGTATGATACTCCATACTCCAACTGCGCTAATTCAAAATAGTCAGCCCTTAGTACTGTTTGCATATATATATAGGCGCGCTCCTCATTTTCTTCGCTCCTTTCTTTTAGGTAGTCGATGATCTGCTTTGATATTGGGATGTTGCTTTTTTTTATGTGTGTTATTAGCTTTTTATCATCCTTTTCGGATCTTAGAAGCTGCCTGCAATTATGCATAATAGCAACGCAGTCCCACATATCCGCCGCTGTTTCCCGTCTTCTGTAGCAAGATGGTATATATCCATCTATTTCCACGGCTCTTTTTATTATCTCTTTTTCCTTGTCGCTCATTTTTCTGGTTGTTTTTAGGTTAGTCGACTCTTCTCGTGCCTAGTGGTGCGGCTGCTGATGGTAGGTCTGTATCGATTTCTACATAGTCCCATCCAGTGCCACAGTGGTCTACGAGGAGTACCCACAACTCTAGCTTTTCACTGTATGCGAACATGAGCCCAAAGTGCTCGTTTAAGAACTCGCACAGGTCCTTACTACAGTTGGTTAAGTAGTATTGGTAGATTTCTGGGTATTCTTCTGTCTCTTCGTCACAATCGTATCCGATCGTATTGTAGTACATTAGCTCCTCATCGAGGTAGGCTATTTCGTTGCACAGGATAGTAGTGCAACCTGCCCAGCTGGCGGCTACTGCGTACGTCGTGGCGTACGTCTTTTGGTTGGTCTGATTAGTTTCCATACCTTTGTAATGATTTTAAGAAAAAGTTTGCCCCGTTGTTCGTTGTGAAACGAGCGCGGGGCTTTTTACGTTCGTTCCCGTTGCAAAATGTTAGGGGCGTTTCCCTCTCATTTTGTACTACAAAGATAGGGCAAAAAATCGAAACCACCAAATCTAAAACGCTATTTTCCAGCATTTTAGGCACATTTTTCCTCCTCTCCTCGCATTTTTTTTCGACGACCGAAAAATCACTTTCCGAGGAAGAGGGGGAGGCAATTTTTATGGAAGGAGAGGCCCCCTGCATACCACCCCTCGCTCCCTTTTCTTCGCACGAGTTCTCAAAGTCGCATGGGGGTGTTGGTGCAGCTTGAAAAGTTTTGGGGGTAAAGTGGTGTCAAAATGATCTATTTCGCTGGGTCTATGTAGTGCCCTCTACAAAATGACGCAAGAAGAAACCGCATGCTTTCTAAGAGATGGGCTAAAGGCCCTCAAAGCGTACTCCCCAGCGTTTGAGCCGCTAATATCGGCCACAGCGCAAATGGCGGGTGTGTGCAGGGAGTCTTATGCGGTGCTGATGTCTGATGGCATAGTGGTCGAAGAGACCAGTCGTGAGGGCGATTCACGCAAGCGCGCTAATCCTGCATGGTCCATCTTTATTGAAGCATCCAAGGAACTCCGCGCACAGCTTTCCGAGCTTCAGATGACCGTACGAACTGCGAAGTTCACAAGCGGCGATGAGGTCGACAAGCTCAACCATATACTCCAGCAGATATATGACGAAACAACTAAGTCAAAGCGAAGCGACAGCACTGAAAAGCGGGGTCGTAGAGCGGCTGCGAAGCGCTAAGATCCCATACCCACGCTTCAACAAGCTCGACAAGCGCCTATCGGAGTATATACGCGAGTGCATCAAGCATCCGAGCCGGCACAACGTGTATGAGCTTCTGTCTATCGAGCGCTTCCTGCACAAGGTGGACAAGTATGTACTTCGAGACGAGAAGGTGCGTCACTTCATCACGTTCTACGAAAATATCCGCCTCCCGTCTGCCGAGGGTATGGTGTTCTTCGCTCTCACCCCAGTGCAGGTATTTCAGTTCACTAATATCTTTTGGTTTTACCACGATGATGGGGAGAGAAGGCTCGTTCGCGATGTCCTCCTCTTCGTTCCTCGTAAGTTCAGCAAGACTACTTCGATTGCTACTCTCTCGGTGTATGACCTTCTGTATGGCGATGCTAACGCAGAGAGCTATGTAGGGAGTAACAGTTACCAGCAGTCGCAGGTGTGCTTCGGTGTGATCTCAAAGATCCTTCGTGCGCTTGATCCTCAGCTCAGACGCTTCAAGATCAACCGTGAACAAGTATTCAACCGAATGCCTGGTAAGATGTCGATTGCACGATGCCTATCCTCTGCGGCAGACCGATTGGATGGTCTGAATGCTTCGCTGGTGATCATTGATGAGTACGCACAGGCGGAGAGTGACGCACTAAAGAGCGTCCTTACCTCTTCAATGGGCGCAAGGCGAAACCCACTCACGTTCGTAATCACGACCGCCAGCGACAAGCTCGACACGCCATTTACGGAGATGCTGGATGCCTATAAATCTATCCTCCGAGGCGAGGTGGAGAACGATAGCATCTTCGCACACATTTTTGAGCCCGATGTAGATGACGAGGAAGGCGACCCTAATACGTGGCACAAGGTACAGCCACACTTAGGTGTCACAGTGCGCCCCGAGTACTACGAAGCGGAGTACAAGAAGGCACAGCTCACGGCAGGGGATATGAAGGCCTTCCGCAACAAGCTCCTCAATATCTTCGCCCGTGATGAGCGTGAGATGTGGATACCTCGTGAGACGATTGAAAAGGCGTTTATGCACGTACCTATGGAGTCTCTGCGTGGTTATCGTGCGATGTGCGCTGTGGACTTGTCCGTCCGTGACGACTTTAGTGCACTTACGTTCCTTGTCTACACACCAAGTCGTGTCCCCGAGGGGCGCACCAAGGTCTGCCCGTTCCATGCTATCACGCATTACTTCTTCCCAGAGGGAATGCTCGCCACACACGTAAACCGAGAGCTTTACAAGCGCTGGGCAGATGACGGCTATCTGACGCTCTGTAAGGGCGACAGCATCGACTACCCTCTCATCGTGGAGACTATCCTGCGACAGCCTCTATCCACCCTCAAGATAGGCTATGACCCCTACAAGGCTCTCGAGTTCACCAACCTCTTGCGGTCTACTCCGCAGGTGGGTAAGGCGAATTTGGAGGCTATCCCGCAGACCAATGGGTCGTTCAATACGGCTGTGATGTCGTTTGAGCTTGCTCTTTCGCAGGATAGTATCACGTTTGACCCTAATCCTATCACGGCATACTGCTTTGGCAACGCTGTGATAGACGAGGACCGACTCGAAAACCGCAAGCCAGTCAAGGCTGTGGCTTCGGACAAGATTGACGGAGCTATCACCTGCTTGATGGGCTTCTGGCTGTTCAACCACTTCAAAACTATCGTATAAAATGACCATTTCTCAATTCTTCACTCGCTTCTTCAAGCGGTCGTACTACGCTGGTGGCGATAAGTGCGCATCTGGCGGAAGCGTGCAGGAGTTCGTAAATCAATTCAATGCCCCCTCGGTATCTACGCCTGATAGTGCAATGGCTATTGCCAGTGTCTATCGATGCGTGGATATTCTCTCGGGGACTATCGCATCGCTCGAGCTACAGCACCTAAAGCGCTCTGGGAGCATCTTCAAGTATGCAGGGGATACTCAGCTCAACACGCTCTTCGCAGGGCGGGCGAATAGTAGGCAGAACTTCTTCGTCCTGCTAAAGAATATAGTTGCTCGTCTTCTACTCTCTGGGAACGCCTATATATATCCCCGCTTTTCCTCTCGAGGTGAACTGCTGGATATTATCCTGCTTGGCGATGGCGCAGTATCATACGACAAGAGTAGCAATACGTACAGCATCTCGGACTATGTGTGGAATATCAACGGTGTATTCTCTGCTGACGAGATCATCCACCTAAAGAACAACAGCCTCGATGGCGGTTACACTGGAGTATCAACTATTACGTACGCTTCTTTGTCGCTCTCGCTTAGTGCGAATGCAGACAAACAGACGAATAATGGACTGCTCTCGGGCAACCAAAAGAGCGGTTTCCTCGTTGGTGGCAATGAGTTGCAGGGGCTTGGCGCACTTGACACTGATGTGGCAGACCGAGTGGCAGACCGAGTGAACAGCGAGATTGCGCAGGGGCGTAGAATCATCCGCTTGTCTGGGTCTATGCAGTTCATAGAGTCCTCGATGAGCAACTCCGATGCAGAGCTCCTCGAGGTGCGCAAGTACTCCGTGCTGGATATATGTCGCTTCTTCGGTGTTCATCCGTATATGGTGTTCGCTGACCAAAGCACGAATTATAAGGAAGCGGAGAACTCGCAGATCAACTTCCTCAACCAAACGCTCCAGCCCCTTATCCTGCAGATTGAGCAGGAGTTTTCTGTGAAGCTCCTCCCACGGGGGAGACGAGCATCCGAGCGCATCCGCTTTGACCTCTCCCGCCTATTCGCCACCGACCTGCGCACACGTGCAGAGTACGTAAAGAGTAGTGTGGAAGCAGGCGTTATGACCCCCAACGAGGGGCGCATCTTCGAGAATAGAGAGCCCATAGAGGGAGGCGACCAGCTGTTTATCACGTGCAACGTGGCTCCGATCTCCTCTCGTCCGAGCATCGACGAGCTTCATCCAGCTGGAGACCCTTCCAAAAGCGCAGAGGAATAGCTAAAAGTGGTGTCAAAATTCGCCTTATAACTACGTTATATAAAGCCTATACGGATATGACTGAAAATAAAATACACGAGATCAGAAGCAGCTCAAGTCCTCTCGCTGTCCCGTCACTCCAAAGTGATGAAGGTAGAGCTATCGAGGGACTTGCCATCGTGTACGAGGAAGAGAGTGAGGTCTTATACGACTTTTGGGATGAGAGAGCTTTCCGTGAGATCATCCATAAGGGTGCTGTGACGGAAGAGCTGCTGAGTTCCTCAGATGTTCTTGCTCTTTACGAGCATAACAGGTCAAAACTGCTCGCACGGAGTACCAAGGGGGTCGGAAGTCTGCAACTCACCATCACAGATCGTGGTCTGGAGTATCGATTTGAAGCTCCAAATACGCAGTTAGGTAACGACACGCTGGAGCTTCTCCGCAGAGGTGATCTGAGAGGTTCATCCTTCCTCTTCGGTGTAGTAAAGGGTGATACCCGATGGGAGGAACTCAGCGACGGTACGTGGCTTCGCCATATCGATCATATCTCCTACCTGGGTGATGTGTCTGTGGTGAGCACGCCTGCATACCCTGCAACAACAGCATCAGCGGAGCGCTCTATGAGGGCTCTCAACGAGGAACGAGGACTACCCGAGCCAACCGAAGAGCCTACTCCCGCACCAGTACAAGAAGAAACGACCACCGAGGAAGCTCCCGAGCCAGTTGCTCGTACGCCATTGGCAGAGCGCGCTCTTCGCTGGGCTGACATAACCAAATCCAACCTTTAACCCTTTAACCAATTAACTATGACAAAGGAACAAGAACAGCTGCACGAATTGCACGTGCGATTCAAGGAGCTGCAGGGTAAGCGCCACGCTGGTGCGCTGACCGAAGATGAAGAGCGCGAGCTGGTCCGAGTTAGCGAGGATATGCAGGAGCGCAGCCTCAACGCTATCGTCTCTAAGGCTCTCGAGCCCGACAAGTCGAGCGAGCATGTAGAATCGTCTAAGCGCTTCCTTGAAGGTGCGATGCGAGCTATTGATACTCGAATGGAGGTCCCACTCGAGGAGCGCGCTACCACGATGACGACGAATGTAGAGCCAGCTCAGCCAAAAGTTATCCAAGAGATTGTACAGCCTCTGGAGGCAGAGCTTGTTCACACCAAGGTCGGTCTAAAGATGCAGTCTGGGGTGGTCGGGCAGCCTGTATGGCCTGTTCTCGCTGGAGTGACAGCTACTATTGCAGGAGAAGATGTTGCTCTTTCTGATCAGAATATTGACCTCAGTAAGATCACTGCTAAGTCAGAGCGTATCGGTGTCTACGTCCCAGTAACGTCGCAGGCTATCAATTCGACCAACTTTAATCTCCGTGCTATCGTTCTTTCTCGACTTGGTAAGGCGGTGGGCAAATCTATCAACCTCGCTTTGTTTGCGAAGACTGCCCCTGTAGCTCCAAGCAATGGCATAGGATCTATACTCGCTGCTCCTTATGCTTCGCCAATCGCTGGTACATGGAGCAACACAGTGCGACCTACTTTAACTGAGGTCGCCGATCTTGAGGCCGAAGTGCTCGGGAAGGATGTCGAGACGGACGATAGTACTTCGTACTTCGTGCACCCTAAAACCTACAGCCTGCTAAAGACTACGCCTGTAGAAAAGGGTAGCAGTAAGATGATTCTTGAGGATGGTCACATGAACGGCTACCCTGTAGTTTCCACCACGTTTATGCCACATGACGCTATCCTCTTTGGCGTGCTGTCTTATGCAGTCCTTGCCCACCACGGCAGTGGCGACCGCCTCCATGCACAGTATGATGGCGTTAAAGACCGCGTCAACTTTACTCTCAATGGCGACTACTCTCTCACGGTGCTCCGTAATGAAGCGTTTGCCTGCTTGAAGCGTAAAGCGTAAGTAAAAGCTATGCCTACATATATCTCTCTCGAGGAAGCGAAGAAGCAACTGAATGTAGAGCATGATGAGGATGATGTCTTTATCTGCGATCTTATTGATACAGCAGAAGACCATTTATCCAATCTGCTCAACAGACCACTTGCCGAGGTAGAAACGGCAGACGGCAGCCTCCCGAATAGCCTCGGACACGCGGTAAAGATGCTTGTCGCACGCTTCTACGCTGACCGAGAGGGGTATCGTGTGGGACGCGTGACGGAGCTTCCATTTTCGCTTGGCTCACTCATAGGTAGATACCGATTAGAGCGATGAACGCAGGGGCATTCACACACCGACTGGTGTTCCTCAAGGCTGTAAAGACCCAGAGTGCGTCGGGTGCGGTAAAGGAGGAGTTGGTAGAGAGTTTCCGCTCTCGTGCCTACCTCCGAACGCTTCGCCCGACCTACGACAAAGACGGCTTGCAAGCTCGTGAGGTTGTCGATACCTCGGCGGTGGTGTTCGTGGTTCGTGCTGATAAGCGCCTATCTGCCTCTGGGTGGCTTCGCTTCAATGGCGCACTCTATCGCATCGTACTGCTCCAGCCTATGCTTGACAGAACGGTGCAGGTCACAGCTCGCTATGTAGACGAATAGAGTATGCCAGATGTAGTTTCTCTCAACGGATTTCCCGAGGTCGAGTCCTTTATCGGCAGGCTCAAGGAAGCTCCAAGCCCAGAGAGCCTTCGTGAACCATTCTTCCGTGCTGCGGAGGTGTACCAGCAGGATGTTCGCACGACCCTGCCCCCTCTGTACAAACAGCCGAATAGAAATGGACACGTGCCAAGAGGCAACCTCATCCGAGGGCTTCGTAGGCGTATGCCACGCAGAGGAAGAGGCGGACGGGTGTCTGTATCGGTAGGTTTCCTCTATGTCAATGGAGCGACGGCGATGGGTCAGGAGTCTCAAGCTGCGAACCACGCCCACCTCATTGACAAGGGGACGGCCGACAGATACACACGGAGCGGGAAGTTCAGAGGCAGGGTGCTTCCCACCCTCTTTTGGACGCACGCGAAGCAGAGAAGCACGCCACGCGCACAGCGAATACTACTCGCAGGTGTCACGAAAGTCTTAACCAACGTATGAGTATCTATCTCGACAACAACAGAAAATGGCACACCGCCCAGTGGGTGCGTAGCAAACTCCTTGCGTGTGAGGAGCTGCGTGAGCTTGTAGGGGATAAAATCTTCCCCGTGATAGCTCCCGAAGAAACCGCTGGCGACTACATAATCGTATATCGCAGCGCCTATGGTCGTGACCGCGACAAGTCAGGCGACACGCACAGCGAGGCTTATGTAACCGTGCTATGCTTCTCCGATAAGTACGACAGCTCTATTGAGCTTGTGAAGCTGGTGGATGCTGTGCTTGATGGAGGTCGCAATGATGAGGTCGGGAAGACGATGGGCTGGCGAGAAACACGTGCTACGCTCGACGAGTCCGAAGAGGGCCACTCCGATGGCAAGTTCTTTCAGTCACTTACGTTCGAAATATCATAACCAAAACCAATAACTAAATAGCAGTTCTTATGGCAACTCAAACACCCCCAAACCCCAAATACAATAAGAACGTGGACCTCGTCAGAGGCGAGTCGTCTAGTATGTTCATCGCTGGGCTGTTCGTCCCCTACGTGAAGAAGGATGATTTCAAGTTCACACCGCAGACGATCGAAATCTCCAGTAAGATGTCGGGTAAGAGCCCAGATAAGCTCGGTGGTCGAAATGACTGGTCCGCCTCTATCGAAGCGTACGTATCGAACTCCGCTGGGCATCTGTCCTACAACGCTCTTGAGAACCTTGCCGCATCAGGTAAGGCTGTCACATTCGAGATTTGCGCGGTGACTATCGCAGAGGATGCGGCAGGTCTTCGCACTGTAACTAAGGGTGAAGTTCTCCGTAAGGGTATGGTCACTATCTCCGACCTTAGCAAGAATAGCACTGGCGGGGAGTACGAGACCTTCACCTGCACGCTGAACGGCTCTGGTCCTCTCAAGGATAAGGCGGATAAGGAAATCGGAAGCACCGAAGCGATTACCGCCGCAGGGATTACGCTCTAATGGACAGCGTGCCATTCCCACTGACACTCCGCGCGGTACTTCTTTTCGAGAAGCTCTCCGCGCGGAGTTTCTCTACACTGAATATCCAAGACGGTGAGCAGATACCGCTGCTCATCTACTGCTTGCAGAGGTGCGAAGAGGGCGGTAGTAAGATGCCTTTCGATGCGTGGAAGTCTGTCTTGGATAGCGTAGAGGTATCGTCGCATCTATATGGGCGACTGGAGCGCACTCTGGAGGAGCTTACGCCTATTACAGCCTCCCTCTCTGATGCAGGCGGAGGAGACGCCAGTGATGACGAAGGTGACGGACCCGACTTCACGACTATCGCCAATATGATAATCGTGGACGGAGGTATTGATGCAGGGTATGTTATGGACAGAATGGAGTTGTGGGAGATACCAGCTATTCTGAACGCCATACAGAAGCGCAAGCAGGAGAAGCTCGAGTATACGCGCCTATTCACTTGGATGTCTATGCTCCCGCACCTCGCACAAGACTCCGTTTGCTCTCCCGAGAAGCTCCTTCCGTTCCCGTGGGAGACTGAGAGCGAGGATGTAGGTCAGGCAATCTTTGACCAGCTCAAGGATGCGAAAATCGTAGTCGCAGATAAGTAATACACACATTCAGCCTACCAGCCTATGGCTAATAATCTTTCATTTTCCGTCCGATTAGAGCTGCTTGCGGACAAGTTCAAGCAGCGAGCGGATGAAGCCGTCGCTTCACTCCGTGGCATCAAGTTTCAAGCCCTTGCAATGGTTGGTGCGTTGGGCGCAGGCGTTACTTCTATCAGTAGCTTTATCTCCTCTCTTGTCAATACTTCTCGAGAGGCAGGCCGTGCTCGTGTCGTGCTTCGCAATATCAGCACGGACACCCGAGAGTATGCCCGTAGCTTGAAGTTCCTCGCAGAGCTTACGGATAAGTACGGCACAGACCTCATCGGCACTACAGAGGCGTTTGCTAAGTTCAAGGCGGCTGCAACTCCTGCGGGCATCGCTATGGCGGAGCAGGAGCGCATCTTCTCCAATATCAGTAAGGCTATGGCTTCGTTCGGTATTTCTGGCGGAGAGGCGGCTCTTACGATGATGGCTATTACTCAGATGATGAGTAAGGGGAAGATTTCAAGCGAAGAGCTCCGCAGACAGCTTGGTGAGCGTATGCCAGTGGCTATGCAGGCTATGGCTAACGCAGCTGGCGTGTCGATGTCGCAGCTGGACAAGCTCCTCAAAGAGGGGAAGCTCCGAAGTGCCGAGATTATGGGTAAGTTCTCCGATGAGCTGGCGAAGCTCTCTGGTGACACCAGCACCGACAACCTCGAGAGTTCTCTTGGCCGTCTCAAAAACTCCTTTACCAGCCTTGCGGACTCTCTGCACGTGTACGACAACTTCAAGGCTCTTGTCGAGAAGGTAAAGGATCTGCTGGACTACCTGCGCACACACCTCTCCAACTTGTACATTTGGGCGGGTGGCTTGCTCGGTGCGCGTCTGTGGGGAAAATTCTCTGCGACTTGGAGCCAAGCAGGTGCAGTTATCAAGGCTTCGCAGGCGCAGGCCATAGCTGACGAGGCGGCCGCCAAGGAGTCTGCCAAGCGTGCAAAGCTGGAAGCACAGAAGGCACTCGCAGAAGCCCAGCAACAGCTCCAGCGTGCAGAGGCAGCTGTGCAGGCGGCTGGTACGATTACAGAGAAGGAAAAGAAGCGCCTTGAGGTAGCCAAATACACTGGTGATGTGCGCTTCCAAAAGGCGGTAGATAACTTCTCCAACGCACAGACGGAGAAGCGCACACTGCTGAACGAGCATCAGGCTCTGCTTCGTGGTATGCAGAGGAGTGAAGAGGAGGCGGCACAGAGAGTCGCCAATGCTAAGCTCGCACTCCAGCGCACCAATGATGAGGCAGCCGCCAAGATTATAGCCAAGCAAGAGCAGATAGAGCGAGCCAAGGATGAGCGAGTGGCCGCTGCCAAGCGTGCGCTGGAGTCAGCTACTGCACCAAAGGATATAAAGGCGGCTACTTCTGCTCTGAATAAGGCCGATCGATATACCTCCGAGGAGCAGAAGGCTATCCGTGACCTCCAGAGAGAGCAGGCTGCGATAGTCTCCAAGAGTCAGCGCGAGTACGACAAGGCTATTGCAGACCAGTCACGACTGCAACTCGCTAATATCACGAAGCGAGAGCGTGAGGAGGCGCGATTAGCTGGGAAGCTGGAGCAGAACGCTCGTGCGCTTGCTGCGACTGGGGACGCACTGAATAAGGCTAACCACAACAGACGCGAGCTCCTCGCAGAAGCTCGTGCGAAGAATGAGGAAGCGCGCATCAAGCGCCTTGCCGCTCTGCAGGCCTCTGCGGATAAGGCTCACTACAATATCGGAGGGAGAGCTACCAACCTACCATCGTCCTCAGCATCGGTGGCTGGTGTGCTGAACACACAGAGGGCTATCAGTAATGCAGGTAACCTCTCGTTCCGTCCTGCAAGCGAGATTATCGCAGACCAAACCAAGGCGGCATCCGCCACGGTGTCTCTATGGGCGAGAGCCACGACCACGGTAAAGCTCGCTTGGGCTTCCACGCTGGCAACTATACGTGGGCTTATGGCCACGATTGCGCCTATGGCAATTATCGCAGGTATCACAGCTATCGTGACCGCCCTTGCAGACTGGTATCGCAAGCAGAAGGAGATTAACGGACTACAGAACGAGTACCTCGCTAAGCAGAGAGAAATCAAGTCTACCCGAAGCGACGAGGAGGTACAGATTTTACGCCTATTTAATCTCTACAAGAGCTTAGACGGGAAGCTCGAGGAGCAGAAGACGGTACAGCACCAGTTGGAGAAGTCTCTTGGCTTACAGGAGGGCTCGCTCGACCGAATTGCTGGGAAGTACGACCGAATCAGGGATGTCGTAAGCAAGATACTCAAGCTAAAGGAGATCGATAGACAGATTGACTTCTATAGCGAAACCCTCAAAGAGTCGAGGAAACCCCTACAGGCCATATATTCTGAATACCTCAAAAAGGGAGGAAAACCTATCTCCGCTGATAGGCTGGAGTTTTTTGGCGATGTTCTATCAAAGTATGCTTCTCTCACAGCGCCAGAGATAACTTCATACTCAAAAAAAACGTATGACCGAGTTGGTAGAGATCATCTAAAGTCTATCAACCATTTCGGAAGTTATTTGAATACAATAGCCAAGGAGAAAACTGGTGAATGGCTGACAAAGAGCTTGTATGATCTTGCTTCCTCCACCTCAAAGGGCGACCTTCGTGAGGTTGGGCTTAATATGCTTGTCGGCTCGGACTCTAAGGTTAAGCTGGACGAGCTTCAAGTCAAGCGCATCAAGATAGAGGAAGAAGCCAATGGCGAGGTAAAGTCTATCGGAGGGAGCTTTGCTGGCGGCGGTGGCGTGTCAAGCTCCTCCGACGACGACTCAAAGAAGAGCAAGAAGAAGAGCGAACTACAGCGCACAAGAGAGGCAGCCGCCAAGGAGCTGAATGAACTGCACAACCAGCGTGCAGCAGGCATTATCTCCGAAGAGGAGTATCGTCTTGCGCTTGACAAGGTTGCCACTCAGTATCGGGAGAAGCTCGCATCACTCCTTGGGGAGAAGGCGCTCAACGACCAGCAGTATAACAGCCTAAAGACGCATCTGCTTGTAGAAAGGGAGGTAATTGAGGAGAAGGCGAGAAGTGCAGCGGAACTCAAACTGATCACAGCGCAGGTGAAATATGGCCTTGCCACGGAGGATGATCTGAGAAGAGTAAAGGCAGAGCGAGCTAAGGCGGAGCTGAACGCAACCATAAAGGCGCATGGAGAGCTTGACCTAAACAACGAGTATGTCAAGGCTAAGATGGGCGAGATCGACGCTGTCTCCGATATTGCAAGCCTACAACGCAACTACGCTGACGAAGCGAAGAAGCTGGAGAAAGCACGTGAGGAGGGCAGACTCAAAGAGAACGAGTATGCAGAGGCACTCGCTAAGCTCATATCCTCTACTCGTGAGCGAGCCAACCAAACCACTACGACCACCGAGGGGCAGGAGAACCTCAAAAAGGAGCTGGGCGAAAAGCTCTCCAACGACCTCTCCTCTATCGCTAAGTCCGCTACCCCAGTCAAGGGCGTGCGTGATACGAGCTACGACTACAAAAAGGACGAAGCTACGAAGCTCGGTGAGGAGAAGCAACTTATGGAGGACTACGTTCGCCAGTTGCAGGAGGCTGAAAAGGCTGGGCTGGATGTTGCGGAGGCTCTAAAGCAGGCGCAGAAGGAGACCAAGACGCTCGACCAAGCTATCAAGGTGGCGACTATTCAGTCCGACCTCAAGAAGTACCGAGAGGCGGTCAAAGATCAATCGTTTTCGGGCTTGAAGTCCGTTGCACAGAGCGCTCGCCACCTCAAGAGCGCATTCAGCGAGTTGCAAAAGGCGTTCGACCCAGATGCGCAGGCCTCAGCGTGGGAGCGATTCTTTGCGGTGTTTGACTCTGCAACGCAGGGGATCGACACCATCCTCTCTCTTGTGAAGATGATAGAGGGGCTTACGCAGGCTCGCCAAGTTGCTTCCGCTGCGGAAAAGGCTTTGATGCAGGAGCAGATGGTAATGAGAACGATGGTGACTGCAACCGAAGCCTCATCTACAACTACGGAAGTCGGGCTGACTACGACCAGAATAGCGTCGACGCAGGCGGAAACCACTGCTGACACTGTTGGGGCGGCTGCCAAGGCTGCCAAGGCTCACGCAGGCATCCCGTTTGTCGGTGTGGCTCTTGCTGCGGTAGCCGTTGGCGGTCTGATAGCCCTCATTTCATCTTCGGCAAAGAAGATACCGAAGTTCGCCAATGGTGGTATCGTGCCAGGAGGTGATGGCTCGGGCGACCGAGTCCTCGCTCGAGTCAATCCTGGTGAATTGATACTTAACAAGGCGCAGCAGGGACGGCTCGCCAATCACTTGACCTCCGCAGCATCTATCCGAGTGGAGGTAGAGGGTAAGATACGCGCTAAGGATATTCTGCAGCTAAGTAGTGTAGCTGCTCGACATAAAACACGATAACCAACAAAAACCAAAGACTATGAGTATTATCGACTTCTTCGACCCTGACGCCTTCTCCAAGACGGAGATAACGCACGCAGCGGTAATCGGGATCTTCTGCTATGCGAGTGTGA